CTTTCGCCTTCAGAGGTCGCTATGAAACAGGTACGAGCTGACATAGAATATGTGGCAGCAATGGCAGATATAGTTTTATAAGGAGGGACTGATATGCACAGCAAAAAATTCCAGTTCGTTAAAGACAATTATGATGAAGGATTCTACGACAAGAGGAAAGTACATGATTTGGTCGGCAAACTTATAACTCCCGAAGAATATGAAGAGATTACCGGCGAGCCGTATGAGTCTTGAAGAACTATGTATTAAGCAAGAGGAACAGATTCAACAGCAAAGCGCAATCATTCAGGACTTGCTAAATCAGCTTTATCAATTTCGAGAGTTATTTGAGACAGAAGCAAAAATGGCCGAGTATGACAATAAATAACCCGTGCCATTGAAAATGCAACTTATATAAAAGGAGGACGAGATCATGACATTATCAGAGTTTTTGGGCGCACTTGCTACAAACAATATCCAGGTAACACTTAAGGACACGTCAGGCGAACTTATTACCTTTACATCCGGCGGGTATGCAGCCGTGGAGTCGGATATCTTGGCAAGAGAAGTATCAGGATGGGCACTTGATAAGAATAATAAGATATCTGTTACGCTGGCAAATGCTTAACAGGCACACGGAATCGCGGGTGTGAGCGAGAACTTGCACCCGCGGCATAAGGTGAGAAATGAGAACTGAAAAAAACGAATTTGAGGTCTATGATCCGATAACTGAATATTTCAATCCAATGAACTTGACGCCGGCCGAAAAGAAACAGCGCATAGCAACGGCAAAGAAGTTCAAGATAAGGATGCATGATTGGTTTTTGAGTGTATATAACGACATAAAAACCGGAAGATACCTTCATGAGAAGTTGGATGGAGATTACATAGATGATTTGATTGCGGCCTACATTGCCATGATGGAATCAGTAGATAAAACCTCAATGTATGATACAGAGGTCAATGCCAAAGCAATGCGGTTTGCGGAACAGGTCAACCAGACGAACCGCAACATAATAAATGAGCCGGATAATGTAGAATTTACCAACGCTGTAATGCTTGGAACGGGAATAAGAGAAGAGCTTATACCATCCTACGTAAAGCATGAGCTGAGTGGCGGCGGTGATGAATGGGAGAATTATAGAGAAATCTTGATAGCAACAAACGAAACGAATTGGATATACAATTATCTTATTCATAAAAAGAAAGTGGAAAGCGGTCAGCTTACACATACATGGGAGAGCATGAGAGATGAAAAGGTAAGAGGATCACATGCAATAGCAGACGGACAGACAGTACCCATAAATGAACCGTTTACAGTAGGAGGATATAAATTATTGTATCCCGGGGATGATTCCTTGGGTGCGCCGCCGAGTGAAACAATAGGTTGTAGATGCCTTGAAGTTTGACAACTGAATATATAGAGCCGACCAGAGCCGAGATACAGCACTTTTAGGAGTGCTTGTCTCGGCTTTTATTTTGGGATATTTCAGCATAACGCTGTTTATCAATATAGCTCAGAGAAGAGGATAAAACGCAAGCTCACAGAGACGTGAGGATAAAAAAACGCAATCAATCTTATACCGTGCAGAGACGCACGTTAAAAAACGCAGGAGGTCAACTATGAAGAACAAAGAAGTATCAACAATGTTTCCTTTAAACTTGCAGTATTTCGCAGACGGAGGAGAAGGCGAAACCAAGACAGGGCAGGATCCTGAACCTAAAAAGGAACAGCCCGAACAGCCTAAGCCCGAAGATGCAGACAAACAGCATCCCGATGTGATGACACCGGAAGTTATGGCTGCCCAGCTTGCACAGTTAAAAGCGGAAAATATGCGGCTTAAGAATGATAACGACAAGCTCTGTTCATCCGAAGGTCAGCTCCGCAAACAGCTTAGGGCAAAGCAGACAGCAGAGGAACAGGCAGCAGAGGCAGAAGCAGAGGCTAAACGTCAGCAGGAAGAGCATACCAAAGCGGTCGAGAAGGAACTTGCCATTATGAAAGCCACGAACCGGTATCTCGAATTAGGACTTTCAAAGGATGAGGCAGGAAAGGTCGCAGCGGATGAGGTCAATGGTGACATGGAAGCATGGCAGGCGGGCATTAACAGTTACCTTGCCAATGCCAAGAAAGACGCTTATGCACAGGCGAGAGCTGATCTGCTTAAGGAAATGCCTACACCGCAGTCAGGAAACATCGTGGAGGTTGACTATACACAGAAGTTTAATGACGCAATGAATAACGGCGACACCCAGAACGCCGTGCTTGCTCTTTTGGAGCAGTCAAAGGCGAACGGTGCGTCCGCATAAAAATAAGAGGAGGAAAAAATCATGGCAGTAGCAACATCTTTTGCAACACCTAACTTTAGCGGCCTTTTGTTTGCCAAAGGCAAAAAGGCTACACCGTTCTCTACGATGATTGGCGCAAGACCTCTTGTTACCAATCATGTAGAGTTCACTTGCGGTCAGTATTACAGCACACAGCAGGGTGAGCAGCCTGCTATCTCTGAGACCGCATCACTTACGGCTCCTACACCGGAAGTAACAACCAGGTCACAGCTCACCAACGTTACCCAGATTTTCCAGAAGTCTGTATCCATTTCCTATGGAAAGCAGTCAAACATGGGAACGTTACAGGGTATCAACGTAGCCGGACAGCAGGCTAATCCGCAGGACGAGCTTGCATTCCAGATCGCAAGGCGCATGGACAAGATCGCAGCAGACATTGAGTACACGTTCCTTAACGGCGTATTCAACAAGGCTACGACCGATGCAGAGGTAAACAAGACCCGTGGACTTCTTACGGCGATCAGCACAAATGCAATCCCTATGGCAAGCAAGCCCCTCACCTACTGGAAGGTAGCTGAAGGTCTTAAGGCCATCCACGATCAGGGTGCAAGAACTGACAACATCGTTCTCGGTGTTGATGCAACTACACTGCTTCAGCTCAACTACGATGCAAGCATGAACAAGCTCACAGTCGTTCCTGGTGGACGTGACGTGAACGGTATCAACATCATGACCGTAGTAACGGCTCTTGGTGAGGTTGGCGTAGCATTACTCGATAGCCTTCCTGCCGGAACAGCAGTGCTCTTCGATCCTGATATCATGTCACCCGTATATCAGCCTGTACCTGGAAAGGGCAACTTCTTCTTAGAACAGCTCTCTAAGGTAGGCGCAGGTGAGACCTATCAGATATTCGGTCAGATCGGTCTCGATCATGGTCCCGAGTGGATGTCAGCGAAGTTCACCGGAATTTCGACTGATCTTCCGAGTGCACTGGGAAACTGACGCAGGGTAACTCCGGTGGAAGCTCGACCACAACAACGTACACAGAAGACGATCTGAGTGCAATGACCAAGGCTCAGATACTTGCTCTGGCAACGAGCTTGGGTTACTCAATGACCACCACAGATAGCAACACCAAGGATGAGATTATAGCTGATTTCTTAGTTCAGCAGGGATAAGCAGAAAGGAGCGCAGGCATGGATATAGACGTGGCGAGAAGAATCATAGGCAATGATGATCTGTCAGATGAAGACGTGTCTGCGCTTCTTTTAAGAGCACAGAAGCTGGCCAAGAATCAGCGTTACTGGAAGCCTGATGACGAGCCGGAAGAGGCAGAACTCGAACGGTTTTACGAACGGTACGAATACGAGATATATGACATCGCAAGAGAGGTATATTCGTCCAATTCAAGGGGCGGACTGAAAGAGTTTTCCGAGCTTGGAGTTACTCGCAAATGGGGCGGCTCTGGATCAGAAACAATAACAGTCGCATTAGCGGCCATACCTCCTAAAACCTATATCTCATAGGGAGGTGGACTGATGTTTGACTTACCCGAGAATCAAGTTGAATTTTGGTATCAGTGCTATGAAGGCGAGGACTACGAACTTGATGAGGACGGCAGGCGGACGGGTGATAAGATACCTATTTATTCAAACCCCGAAAAGAGTAAGGCATTCATAAGTGCGAATACCGGTAATGCAATGGACTCACCTTTTGGCAACGATATCGTGTACGACAAGGCAATATCCACGGTAAAGAAACTGCCAATAGACGAGAACACGCGATTATTCATTGACAGAGTACCTGTATTGAATGCCGATGGCGCTACGGATACAAAACCGGACTATGAATGCGTCTGCGTTAAAAACGGTCTCGTACAGAATGTATGGGCTATCAGGAAGATCAAAGGGGCGACGGGATGAAACGAGTAATCAAAGTAAATCCATTAGACCCAAACAGCATAGACGAAGCAATAAAGGAAATCGAAGCCTATAAGAAATTTGTGGATGAAAAAGCGCAGGAGCTTGTTCGCTTACTCAAAGAACTCGGTGTTGAAAAAGCGCAGGAGCTTGTTCCGGTAGATACGGGCGTGGCTCAGGCATCTATCATCGGATATCTCGATGATGACAGCGGACGGGGAATTATAAAGGCAGGCGGATACTGCAAATACATCGAGTTTGGAACCGGTGTAAGAGGTCGGGGCAGTCCGCATCCGAGTCCTGAATACCTTGCACTCATGAACTGGGCTTATAACTCAGGCGCAACAATATTCACAACCAAGGATGGACGCGAAGGATGGTATTATCCGGCGGACGATGGAACATGGAAGTTCACACAGGGTTTCAAATCAAGGCCGTTTATGTTTGAGACGGCACAATACCTTAAGAAAGAGGCTTCAAGACTTGCGAAGGAGTTGTTTGAACAATGATTAAAGATAAGATACCTGACTATTTTGATATGGTAACAAGGCTTATCGACGATGAATACGGCGAAGATAATGTCGGATATAGTCAGCGGAAAAACGACTCCCCGCCAAAGTTCCCCCATATGTATTTCCATCAGATCGGAGGCTCTGATAAGTGCCCCACCTTATCGGGAACACATGAGGCGGCAGAAATAACGATTGAAATAACTGCGTATCACAACAAAGGGATAGCACAGGCAAGGAAATTCGCAAATTTTATACGCAGAATTATGACGGAACCTGAATACCGCATGTACTTTGAATGCAATTTGTTTGAACAGATGGATAACATTGCGGACAGCTCCGTTCAGATGTTTGAAATGCGCTATTTCAAAACTGTAACAGAAAAAGAATAGAGGAGGATATAACAATGGCTAAATGTACAAACGTTACATACCTTATGCACAAGGGCGCGAGTGATACAGCTTTTTCAAAGCTCCTTGACATCACTCAGTATCCTGACCTTGGTGGTGATAAGGAAAAACTCGATTCCACCACGCTTTCTGACACTAAGAAGCGTAGCATCAACGGACTCGAAGATACCGCAGAGTTAGCATTCTCGGCTTGGTATGACAAGAACGACTACGAGAAGCTTCTTGCAATCCAGGAGG